TCCTGTAGTAGATCCTGTAGTAGATCCTGTAGTAGATCCTGTAGTAGCTCAAGGAGTACCTGATAGAGATCCAAAGTTGTTAGGTGAAATGGGTGTAAGCGAGGTTCCTATAGCTCCTGTAATAGCTCAAGAAGTACCTGATAGAGATCCCAAGTTGCTAGGTGAAATGGGTGGAAGCGAGTTGCTAGGTGAAATGGGTGCAAGCGAAGATGTTGTTGTACGAGATTTCCTAGGTAATGTAGTTGAGGGCGGTACAACGGATAGGCTTATTTCAGAAGTTGAGGGACAAATTCCTGATGTAGTATACAATAAAGAAGCGTATGAAGAAAGGCTACTTCAAGAAGATCAGGAATTCAGGGATATGATTTCGGGAATGGATTCTAATGAAATTAATAAATTAATAGCAGATGAAGACGTTGATAATAAAAAGAAAGATGCCTTAGCTCTTGCTATAGAAGAAGAGTATGAAGTTGAGCTAGGAAAAAGTGGTATCTTAGCTGACTTAGGAATTAGTGATGCAGAAAATACAGAGATTGACCAAGCACAGACTATTAAGAGACTTAGTTTAGAGTTAGGTTTATCCTATGATTATGTAAAAAGGGCTATACAGGATAGTAAGATAGGCAACAGTACTCAACTTAACACTGACTTTGAAGAAGTGGCAGCAGGAACGTCAGATAGATTGGCAAAGATTAATATTATGAAAGCCCAACAGCTAAGTGATAAGACAGCAGCTAAGAGTGCTGCAGATAAGATAGCAGCAGATAGGAGATCTTATTTATTATCGCAGGCTCAACAGGTAGATAAAGTAAATGCTGCTGCTAAAGCTGAAGCTGAAGCTACCCGACTTGCTGCTGCTGCTCAAGCAGAATCTGACCGACAGAATTCTATTATAGCCCAAGCAGAGGCCGACCAGCAGAATGCTATTATAGCTAAAGAAGAAGCTGACCGAAAAGCAGCTGTTAAAGCAGAGGCAGACCGACAGAATGCTATTATAGCCCAAGCAGAAGAAGAAGAAGCAGGACTAACTAGACAACAGAGAATAAGGGAAGAGGAGCTTTCAATAGAAGCTGAAACTCAACGGTTGCTAGACGAGAGCGCAGCATTGACAGCAAAGATAGCTAAAGCCACAGCAGATAAAAAAGCTAGATTGCAGGGGGACAGGACTCCTACTCCTACTCTTCCTAACACACCACCTCCGGAAACAGGTGGTGGAGGCCACCCTAGTGCTGGTAGTGGTGGAGGCAACAATGGTAGTGGTGGTTACACTCCACCATCAGGCCACCCTAGTGCTGGTAGTGGTGGAGGCAACAATGGTAGTGGTGGTTACACAGGGGGTTGGGGTAATTCCGGCTATAGCCAGAAGAAAGCTAAGGAGACAGGCAACGGGTATATTAATGCAGCTAAAGGTGGCTTAATTGGTAAGGCAGATAAACCTAAAGTCAAGAAGATGCGTTCTGACAATACCTCAGGACTCGCAGCTAAGAAGAAATCAAAACAGAAAGCACAAGCTAAAAAGGGAGCTTTGGCAGCAAAACGAACTTAATACCCTTTATTGGCTACCTAAGATCAGGGGTGTACAATCTCGTACACTTCCCCACTGTTAGCCCCAACAAGAGAGTAAAATTATGCAAGCAGTAAAGAACACACCAGAAGTAAAAGGTTTCATGCGAGTTAATACTAAGCAACAGCGTATGGATAATGACGAAGCAGAGCTAGCAGAATTAAAAGCAAAGCATGGAATGTCACCAGAAGAAAAAGCGGATGATGAAACTCCTGATACAGCGGAAGAGCGATCTTTCAAGAAGAGGTATGGGGATCTACGTAGGCATCAGCAAGAGCAGAAGAGTGACTTTGAAGAGCAGATTAAAGCTTTGAAAGGGGAACTTAAAGCTACATCAACAGGTGATATGGAATTGCCTAGCACTGAAGAAGAGATTGCAGCTTGGGCAGGTAAGTACCCTCAGGTAGCTAACATCATGCAGACAATGGCATTAAAGGCTGCAAAGGATCAAAACGAAACTTTATCTAGTCGTATGAAAGAGATTGATGATCTTCAATTAAGTGCAAACAAAGGGAAAGCAGAAGCTAAGCTACTACAGATCCATCCAGACTTTGAGCAGATTCGTGAAGAAGATGCATTCCATGATTGGGTAGATGAACAGCCTAAGTGGGTTCAAGATTCGTTGTATCATAATGAGTCTGACGCAACTAGTGCTGCCAGAGCTATAGACCTGTATAAGTTAGATGCAGGTATTAATAAAAAGAATAAAGGTAAGAAGGGTAATAATCGTAGTGCTGCACAAGACGTTAGTTCCCGTGGAGGTTCTACACCTACAGAAGGTTCAGGTGAACAGCAATATGTTGAGTCTGATGTAGCAGCTATGACCATTAGCGAGTATGAAGAACACCAAGATGCTATTGCCAAGGCAATGCGTAGTGGTAACTTTGTATATGACATATCCGGTAGTGCGCGTTAAGTTTAAATAAAGTTTAAATAAAGCTTGACATTTATATAAAAATCAGTATAACTGTATTTTAAACCTCTAGTGTAATTAGACCGATCCTCTGGTTACACTAGTACGTTACGGAAGAGTAGGCTCCACTCGGCTACCCTACACAGAGTAACACAATATGTTTTGCAAATTCGTGTATAACATATAAGCAATTACAATAGTAAATAGACAAACCTGATACACTACAGCCCAGATCTTACATTAAGTCGATCAACTTATAAAGACTGCACCTGTAGAATAACAGCCTCTATGATATTGTTATAGCTCCATTACAATTTATATAGGAGTATATATCATGGCTTTCGCAAAAGCGAGTGGTTATACCAACTTAAACTCAGGTAATTTCTCACCTGTAATTTATAGCAAACAAGTACAGATGGAATTTCGTAAGTCAGCAGTCTGCGAAGCGATCACTAACAGTGATTACTTTGGTGAGATTGCCAATGCTGGCGATTCTGTTCGTATTATCAAAGAGCCTGAAATTACTGTATCAGCATACACCCGTGGTGCTGCTATTGCTACTCAGGATTTAACTGACGTTGATTTTACTTTAACTGTAGATAAGTCTAACTACTTTGCATTTAAACTAGATGACATTGAAGAGCAACAGACCCACATCAACTGGCTGACTATGGCTAGTAATCGTGCGGCCTATCGTTTGGCTGACCAGTATGACCAAGAAATCTTGGGTTACTTGTCTGGTTACAAGCAATCTGCTCTACATGCTAACGCTGGTGCAGTTAACAACGTAATCTCTGGTACTAAGGCTACGGCTGCTGCTGGAACAGATGAACTACTTACAGCTAACAAGCTAATCAAGTCTTCATTTGGTAACATCACTACTAGTTCTGCTGCCGATCACTCTATCCCACTAGCTGCCCGTATGGCTGGAGCAACTGCTGCTGCTACTGCAACTGCAACTCCGTTGCAAATGGTAGCTCGTATGGCTCGTTTGATGGATCAGAACAATGTTGATAAGGCAGGTCGTTGGTTAGTTGTGGATTCTGTATTCCAAGAAATCCTAGCTGACGAAGATTCTCGTCTATTGAACATGGACTGGGGACAGTCAGGTGGACTACGTAATGGTTTGATGTTGGACAACTTGCATGGTTTCCGTGTATATGTTTCTAACAACTTGCCTTCTGTAGGTTCAGGTTCAGCTACTGCTGGTACTGCTAACCAAAACGCCAACTATGGTGTTATTGTTGCAGGTCATGACTCTAGTGTTGCTACTGCTCAGCAGATCAACAAGACTGAGACTTACCGTGATCCAGATAGCTTTGCTGATATTGTACGTGGTATGCACCTTTATGGTCGCAAGATCCTACGTCCTGAAGCAATAGTTACTGCTAAATACAACGTAGCCTAAGCGTTGTCACTGAGGGGGTGGGCAATCTGCCCCCTTTCTTTTATTATGTAAAGAGTAATTATAATGGCAACATATGTCTCACTTGCAAATGAAGTTCTAAGACGACTTAATGAAGTACAGATTGATGCTGCTGGTGACGGTTTTGATACTCTTAGAAATGTACAAGCTCTTGCTAAGGATGCTATCAATAGTAGTATTAGACGTATACTGCAAGATGGTCAAGAGTGGCCTTTTATTAAAACAACTACAACACAAACGCTAACAGCAGGCGTTACTACTTATTCTTTCCCCTCAGACTACTCAAGCTCTGACTGGGATACCTTTTATATTAAACAACTAGCAGCTAAAGGTAATACACCTACAGTGCTACAACCTATACCTTATGAATCATATATTCAGATACATAGATCCACAGACGATGTTGCACCAGCCACGGGATTGAGTGCTCCAACATCAGTATTCCAAACATATAATTCTACCTTCGGTGTTACACCAGTTCCTGATGCTGCATATGAAGTAGAATATACCTATTGGAGTTCACCTGCCAGCCTTAACTTATACAACGATGTAAGTGTTATACCTGAGAGATTCTCTCACGTAGTCATTGACGGTGCTATGATGTATATGATGCAGTTCCGTTCAAACGCACAGAGTGCTCAAATGCACCAGCAATATTTTGAAGATGGTATAAAAGCAATGCGTAACGTACTAATGGATGATACTTTAACAATGCGATCAACTTATATTGTAAGGTCACATCTATCTACCTCTGTAGGAATGGTATAACGCCATGCCTGATCAATTATCTATACAAAAAGTTTTCTGTAAGGGAGGTTTAGATACTAGTCGTGACGTTCTAGCTCAAGGGGAACAATCTTCGGGTAGTGCTACTCAGTTAATTAACTATGAAAGTTCTGTGACAGGTGGCTACAGACGCATTAGTGGCTTTGCCAATTCATATGGTACTGTTCCGGGTGTTGGCAGCACCTTAGGTGTCAACGTAGTAAACGGCATACGAGATGGCATACTAGCTTGTCGTAAGCCAGCTTCTGGTAATAACTACTTACATTATTGGAACAACTCTACCTCTGCATGGGTAGCTGCTACTTGTGGTGGTTCACCTACTATGACTGGTGTAGGCAAAGTTCGTTTTTCTAATTACAATTATGGTACTAAGAAAGTAATACTTACAGATGGTATTAATCCTGCTGCTACATATGATGGTACTACATACACACAGATAACACATTCGGGCGCACCTACAGATCCCAAGTATGCTGTAGACTTCGCTAATCATATGTTCCTTGCAGGTGATCCAACACATCCTACTAAGTTATTCTTTAGCGCACCTTTAGCAGAGACAGACTTTGCTACAGGTAATGGTGCCGGAGTAATTAATGTAGGCTTTGACATAGTAGCTATTAATCAGTTCCGTGATTCACTATACGTGTTTGGTACTAACACAATAAAAGCACTGAAGGGTACTTCAGCAGCAACCTTTTCATTGACGGGTGTTACCCACGACTTAGGTTGTATTGCCACTGATAGTGTAATTGAAATTGGTGGAGACTTATTATTTCTTAGTCAAGATGGTATGCGCCCTATAGGTGGAACAAACAAAATAGGTGATGTAGAGCTAGAGACAGTATCTAAAGGTATTCAATCTTTGTTTCAAGACATATCTATTAACGAAGACTTAAATGGATTATCTGCTGTTGTCATTCGCCAGAAGTCCCAGTTTAGAATATTCTTTGCAGCATCAGAATCTCAGGGTATAATAGGTTCTATGCGTAATTCTCAAGAAGGATTCTCTTATGAGTTTAGTCAGCTACTAGGTATTGAAGCTACTTGTGCTTCTAGTGGTTACATAGGTCAGTTTGAACATGTAATACACGGGACATCTACAGGTAAGGTACACAGACAAGAAACTGGTAGTTCCTTTGCAGGTGCAGATATACTTAGCATATATCAAACTCCTTACTTGTACATGGAGAATCCTGAACAACGTAAGATATTTCATAAGGTTAATACTTACCTTAGAACAGAGGGCGATAACAATATTATTTTATCCGTAGTATATGACTATGAAGATATTAATGTACTAAACCCCACAAACTATACAATGACTACTACAGGTGCAGCAGCTTATTATAATGAAGCTACTTATAATACTACGGCTGTATTCAGTGGCAACCCCTCGCCAATACAGGCAACTAATATATCTGGATCTGGTAAGTCTGTATCTTTTAAATATGTAACAAACAGTCAAGATGCTAGTCATAGCATACAAGGCTTAGTAATAACTTATGGCACTGGAGATCTAAGATAAATGGCTGGCTATACTAGACAATCGGCAGCAGAAATAGTTGCAAACGCAGTAATAAAAGCGGCTCCCGTTAACGCAGAGTACAATGCGCTACGAGATGTTTTCGCATTCGCAACTGGTCACAAGCATGACGGCTCTTCTACTGAGGGGGCTTATATACCTCTCATTGCAGACGTTGATGCACTAAACAAAGTAGTCATTGATACTACTAACAATCGTATTGGATTCTTCTCACAGGTAGGATCAGGTACAGTAGAGCAACTACGCATTCAAGATGGGGCAATCGTACCCGTCACTGACTCTGACATAGACCTTGGTGCTTCTGGCTCTGAGTTCAAAGACTTATACATTGATGGTATAGGTTACATTGACACCCTTACAGTACATGAAAATGCTACCATTGCTGGTACTCTAGGTGTCACAGGCTTATCAACACTGGCTAGTGTAGATATTAATGGGGGTAACATTGATGCTACTGTCATTGGTGCTGCTACTCCTGCTGCTGCTACTATTACTACCCTTGTAGCTACTACTGCTGACATTAATGCAGGTACTGTTGATGCTACTATTGGTGGGACTACGCCAGCAGCAGGTACATTTACTTCAGTAATTGCAGCCACTGCAGACATTAATGCTGGCACAATAGATGCTACTACTATCGGTGCTTCTACTCCTGCTACTATCGTTGGTACAACCATTACAGGTACTGCCTTTGTAGGCCCAATTGCTGGTGCAGTAACAGGAGCAGTAACAGGTGATGTATCTGGAGATCTAACAGGTGATTCTACAGGTGCTCACACAGGTACAGTTGCTGGTAATGTAACTGGTAACTTAGCTGGTAATGTAACAAGCACAGGTAATAACGTATTAGCTACTGTTGATATTGGTGGTGGTACTATAGATGGTACTCAGATTGGTGCTACGGCTACAAGTACTATTGTTGGTACAACCGTAACAGCTAGTAACTTTGTAGGCCCAATTGCTGGTGCAGTAACAGGTAACGTAACGGGTAATACTGCAGGTGTTCACACTGGTGCAGTTACTGGTAATGTGACTGGTAATATCACTGCAGGTTCAGGTACAAGTTCATTTACTAATGTAACCATCAATGGTTCATTGAATATGAATGCTTCTACTTCTGCCACGGTAACTGGTCTATCTAATCCTGTTCAAGGTTCTGATGCTGCTACTAAGACTTATGTTGATGCCGAAGTTGCTGCAGTACTAGACTCTGCTCCGGGAGCTTTGAATACTCTAAATGAATTGGCCGCTGCTCTGGGGGATGATGCCAACTATGCTTCTACTACTACTGCTGCAATAGCTACAAAGCTAGCTAAGGCAGGTGGAACCATGAGTGGTGCCATTGCTATGGGTAACAACAAAGTTACTGGCCTAGGCGCTCCTACGGCTGGCACAGACGCTGCACACAAGACTTATGTAGATGCAGGTGATGCACTTCAGGTAACTAAAGGTGGTGACACCATGAGTGGTGTCTTAGCAATGGGTGCTAACAAGATTACAGGTGTAGCTGATCCTACTACTAACCAAGATGCTGCCACTAAGGTCTATGTTGATACCATCCTTGGTTCAGCTACTGTTGCTGCTACAAGTGCCGCTAATGCATCCACTAGTGAGACAAACGCAGGAAACTCTGCTACTGCTGCGGCTGCTAGTTATGATGCATTTGATGACCGTTTTCTTGGGTCAAAGAGTTCTGATCCTACTGTAGATAATGATGGAGCTTCTTTACTAACAGGTGCTATGTACTACAGTTCTTCTAGTTCAGCTATGAAGGTATATACTGGCTCTGCTTGGGTAGCAATGGCTCCTAGTGCTGCTAATCAAAGTTTAATTAATATTGTTGGTGGGGAGCTTGTTTATACAGAGGACTTAGGTTCTATCACAGCTTCCGTTACAACAGGCTCTGGTAACAATATCACTGTTGTTGGTGGAGCAATTGCTAATGTTAATACAGTTGCTGGTATAGCCTCTAATGTAACAACGGCTGCTGGTATTTCAGGTAACATAACTACTACAGCAGGTATCTCTTCTAATGTAACTACAGTTGCTGGTATCTCTTCTAATGTAACTACAGTTGCTGGTATCTCTACAGATGTAACTACAGTAGCAGGTAAAGCCGCTCAAGTAACTTTGTTAGGCACTTCAGATGCCGTAGCTGATATGAACACCCTAGGTACAGCAGATGTAGTATCTGATATGAATACCCTCGCAGCTATATCTAGTAATGTTACCTCAGTTGCAGATAATGCTTCAAACATAAATAGTGCAGTGTCTAACTCTTCAAACATTAACAGTGCAGTATCTAATGCAGCAAACATTAACAGTGCAGTATCTAATGCTTCAAACATTAACTTAACTGCTGGTTCCATTAGCAACGTAAACATAGTCGGTGCTTCTATAGCTGACGTTAATAGATATGCAAATCAATACACTATTTCTTCTTCGGCTCCTTCTAGCCCTGATGCTGGTGACTTATGGTATGACTCTTCCTCTGGTGTAAACACTTTGAAATATTACACCAGTAGTGTATGGGCATCTATTGCTGCTGGCATAGCGTCTGTAGCTGGTGACACATCCCCTCAATTAGCTGGCACTTTAGATGGTCAGAATAACAACTTGACAAATATCGGTACTGTATCTGGTACTAACTTACAGATGGACTTTGGAGGTCTATAACAATGAGTAAATTACTACAACTACGTGGTGGCACGACTTCCGAACATTCATCTTTTACAGGTGCCTTACGTGAAGTTACTGTTGACACAACTAAAGACACTTTGGTAGTTCATGATGGTTCTACTGCAGGGGGTTTTCCTTTACCTAGAACTGCTGCTGAGATTGTAGCTTTGATTTCTAATGATGCTATTGATAGTCAACACTATGCTGCAGGATCTATTGATCTTGAACATATGAGTGCTAACTCTGTTGACTCTGATCAGTATGTAGATGGATCTATTGATCTAGTACATATGAGTGCTAACTCTGTTGATTCTGATCAATATGTAGATGGGTCTATTGACCTTGTTCATATGAGTGCTAACTCTGTTGATTCTGATCAATATGTAGATGGATCTATTGATCTAGTACATATGAGTGCTAACTCAGTTGACTCTGATCAATACGTGGATGGTTCTATTGACCTTGTTCATATGAGTGCTAACTCCGTTGATTCTGATCAATACGTAGATGGATCTATTGATCTAATACATATGAGTGCCGAATCTGTTGACGAGGACAACTTGCATATCTCTAACGCAGGTGCTAATGGACAGTACCTACAAAAACAAACAGGGAATGCAGGTGGACTAACTTGGACGACTGTTGATCTAACAACTTTGTCTGCTGCAAGTCTTACTTCTGGCATTGTGCCTACTGCCCGTATTAACGCCTCTAGTATTGCCAATGACTTACTTGACAGCCAGCACTATGCTGCTGGTAGTATTGACACAGAGCATTTAGCTGCTGATGCAGTTACAGGTGCTAAGATTGCAGATGACGCAGTTGATAGTGAGCATATTGCAGCAGGAAGTTTGGATACGGAACACTATGCTGCAGGTTCTGTTGATACCGCAGCATTAGGTGCAGACTCTGTAACTACTGCTAAGATTGCCGACAGTGTTGCACTTGGTGGTAGTCCAACTACTACTACACAGAGTGCTGGTGATAACACAACTAAGGTAGCCACTACAGCTTACACAGACTCTGCTATTGCCGCCCTAGCTGACACAGCCCCTGCAGCCCTTAACACGTTGAATGAACTGGCTGCTGCTCTTGGTGATGATGCCAACTATGCAACAACTACAACTACTGCTATTGGCTTGAAAGCACCACTTGCTTCTCCCACATTTACGGGCAACATTAGTATGCCTAACGGCTCCATTGACTTGGCTATGATGAATGCTAACTCTGTCGATTCCAACCAATATGTGGACGGTTCTATTGATGCTGCTCACATTGCTGCTAACACTATCACTGCTGGACAACTAGCTGCTGACTGTGTAGGTGCAAGTGAACTAGCAAATGATTCGGTGGGTTCTGCCAATATCATTGCTAACTCTATCGCTGCCGGGGATATTGCACCAGATGCTGTTGGAGCTAGTGAATTAGCAAACAACTCTGTTTCCACTGCTAACATCATTGATGGTTCTATTGTAGGTGGTGATCTTGCTACTGGCACTATTACCGCTGCCCAATTAGCAGCTAACTCTGTTGGTGCTTCTGAGATTGCAGCAGGGGCTGTTGGTGCTTCTGAGATTGGAAATGATGTAGTTAACTCACAGCATTATGCGGCTGGTTCTATAGACAACGAACATATTGCAGATAATGCTATTAACTCAGAGCACTACGCAGATGGTTCAATTGATCGTGCTCACTTAGCTGCTGATATAATTGATGGTACTAAAATAGCCAACGATGTTATTAACTCAGAACATTATGTTGCTGGCTCTATAGACAATGAACACATCAACACAATGGCAGCTAGTAAGCTAACAGGTGCTTTACCTGCTATTAGTGGTGCTAACCTTACAGGTGTCGATCCTTTCCCTAGTGGCACAGTGATGGTGTTTTATCAATCTGCTGCACCCACAGGTTGGACTAAAAGCACAGCACAGAACGACAAAGCTTTACGAGTAGTCAGTGGATCAGGTGGTGGTACAGGTGGTTCACATAACTTATCTAGTCCACCAAGCACAGCTCACACGCATACAGGTGGATCACACAGTCACACAAGTGCTGCTCACACGCATGGTCAACCATCGCACACACACAGTATTGGCGCTCACAGTCACGGTAATAACTTGTCTGCTGCTGCTCATACGCTTAGTACAGCTCAGATGCCAAGTCACGACCACCGCCAGCGTGAAATGAACTCAGGCAATCAGGATCACTACCCATATACAGGCTTCGATGTCAGAGAGCGGGGCCAAAACCAAAAAACTTCTGCTATTGATACCTTAAACACAGGTGGTGGTAGCTCGCATAGTCACGGTATGTCTGGTAGTGTAAGTAACTCGTCTGCGTATAACTCTGGATCTGGTGGCAACCAAACCACTAACTCAACAACTCCGGGCGCTACTGGTGCATCAGGTACACAAACTACTAGTTCGGCTGGCCCAACTGCATTTGCACCTAAGTATATTAACGTTATAATTTGCGCTAAGGACTAGAGAATGATATAGTAACAAGGATGTTATTATTAATTAAGGAAGAATACTATGGTTATGAAGGTAGAGCATACCTGCCCTTTGGGGTCTGAATGTGAAACAGCAGAGAACAATGTAATTAAGCGGTGTGCTTGGTTCACTAAGTTAGCTGGCACAGATCCTGTAACAGGGAAAGAAATAGAGGATTGGGGTTGTGCAATAGCATGGCTTCCAACATTGCTTATTGAAGGTGCTGCACAATCTAGAGGCACTTCAGCGGCTGTAGAGTCATTTCGTAATGAGATGGTTAAATCAAATGATTTATCTAGGGAGTTGCTGATTTCCACGGATAATAACTTAATAGGTAAGTAAAATGGCAACAGTAAATGTAGTAACAGAAGATAAGGTAATTGTTGTAGATGGTGAGGCACGTAGTGCTGATTACACATTCCCGACCGCCCTATGGGCTATTCAATGGAATGGATCTGCTGGTCATGCTGAATGGACTAATGGGCCAAACACAGACCTCGTGGCTGCAGATGTTGATTCGTACATTGCGATGTGGACAGCAAATCCTCCAACAGCAGAGATTCCGCTTACTGCTCAAGAAATAATTAACATGGACAGCTTGGCCTATTTATCTGGAACTGATTGGTATGTAACTCGCTTTGCTGAGACAGGTGTGGCTATTCCAGCAGATGTGACTACAGCTAGGGCTAATGCTAGGGCAGCTATTGCATGAGTCACTTCATAAGCGTTTATGAAAATGCTGTTTCTGAAGAGTTCTGTGATGCTTTAATTGAGAGGCATTTGCAGCTTCAAGAAAAATCAATAGAAGCCCCAGCTAGGGGGCAAGACGTTAATAGTCAGCGAAAAGACATAGCCTTTTATTTTGATATAGAAGACCCAGAAATGGCTGATTCGCTTATGTCGGTAATTTCTGACTATTCAAATAGGTATATAGACGATCATCCTTCTTTAGCGTGGATGAACTTGCGCATTGTTGATGTTAAAGTGCAAGAAACAAGACCTAAAGGCGGCTTTCATACCTTTCACGCCGAGCGTGGCTTAAACCGTCATTCGCTTAGGGAGCTGGTATATACTGTATACCTTAACGATGTTGTTGAAGGTGAGGGCGAGACAGAGTATTTGGAGCAAGGTCTTAAAGTTAGGCCAAAAAAAGGAACTATTGTTATTTTTCCATCTGCATGGACTCATACACATAGAGGCAATCCTGTTTATTCGCAAAATAAATACATAGCAACTGGCTGGTTAGTTTGTGACGATGCGTAAATTAGCGCTTATAGCTTTTCTATTACCTGCGTTGGCTCATGCCGAGCCTATCGTTACGGACTCTACGACAAAAAGTACAGTCCACACCACGGGTAGTGTCACAACCACACTTAAGTCTCCACCACCATCTGCCATATCACCGTCCCTTGGCGGTAATAACTCTGACTCTTGTACAGTTGGAGTGGCAGGTGCAGTGCAGACACAGATCCTAGGTATCTCGGCAGGTACTACTTCCCGTGACCTTAACTGTGAACGATTGAAGAATGCTAAGACACTCTATGATATGGGTATGAAGGTAGCCGCAGTATCAGTACTATGTCAGGACTTACGAGTCTTTGATGCAATGCTAATGGCAGGTACTCCCTGTCCTTACAACGGTATCATTGGTGCTGATGCTAGAATAGCATGGGAGAATGACGAAGGTGAGATGCCTGTAGCAGAGAAGACTTCAGAGTTTGACTCTAAGGAATTCTTACTCAAGGTAGGTGGTGCTCTCCTAGGCTTACTGCTATTACTATGAAGAAGTTAATTGCTGTGGGCTTGTTAGCCGTATATGCTACAAGTGCTCACAGTGAATACCTTTATGGTATCAGTGGTAACATGGCAGGAACTGGACATACTTGGGGCATGAATGCTATTGGCCCTAGTAATACCAGAGGATTAAGGATTAACGGGGTCTACTATCAGTATACACCTGTTAAGAATACAGAAGATGATATGTTAGTTCATGTCAGGAACAAGAAAGTAGGTGGCGGTTACATCTTCTCAAGTACGGATGATTGGAGTAAGTTATCAGGTGGTATCCCTATAACCAAAGGATTCTTAATAGACAACCTTCCCATTGAATTATGGGGTGACGGTTCTATTGATGTTGAGGGTGACGGTTCAGTTGTTGATGCTAATGTTATTTATAGCTACAAGTATAACAATGATTGTTTAACCCCTATGTCAGATCCATCTTGTCCCGGTTACACGGATGCAGTTCTATCCATGATGGGTGACCATACTATTGAAGCTTATGATCCAATGAGTGACGATAATATTCAGGATGTAATAGAAGAGAAGGCAGACTTAGAGGAAGAGCCTGAGGAAGAAGCTTCAGACAAAGAGATGTTACAGAAGATCTTAAGTAGTGTAGATGAATCAGTTCTCACTGCCAATGTACTCTCTCAGAACTTGTTGTTGTTTTCTATGACTCGCTCAGTCACTTTGAATCCCTATTATGATAAGAAGTTAGCTGGTGGTACTTACAAAGAGACAATTGTTCTTGATGGAGGTAACTTACCAGATAATAAGAAAGGCGCTAGAGTAGGTCTAGCTCAACAGTTATTACACACCAAGATGGTGGGTATGCAGTATGAATCAACGGAGTAACACATGAAGAATGTACTAATAGCAAGTTTGCTACTCACCTCATCTGCAGTAATACTTGCAGCAGAGGCACCAATCGTAGGTAATGTGCAAACACGTTGCTTAATCACTACAGATACTAATGGTGTATTCGGTAACCCTGTACCTAGCAAACTAAGTACAGCTTCTGCCGATGGTGGTGTTGTACCTGTTGTGCGCTATGATGTTACACTTGCAGATTCTTATCTAGCTAAGGTAACTACTCCTACTGCTTTCAGCACAAGCCCTGCACTAGCAGATGCTGTTACATGGACAGGCTCTACAACAGTCACTAAGACGACTGATGCTGGTATGGCTGCTTATGAAACAGGTAAGGTAACTTATGGCTCAACTACTCAGTATGACTTAACAATTGCTGGTTCTACTTGGTTCTCCTCTGAAGCAGCTGCGGTGTATGGAGTTAGTAAGTCATTCCCCGGTGGTAGTTATACCGCTGTTATAGTAGCTGAATGTATTGCTAAGTAACATAAGGGCCATTGCGCTACTAGCACTTATACCATTTGGTAGTGCAGTAGCACATGAGATGACACCGACATACCCAAAGTTTGAGATGTCTTATATGGCAGGTATCTCAGTTACTACACTGAATATATTTAACAAGAGGAAGGATGTTTCATACTATGAGGTAGGGGTATTTAATGTGGATTGGGAACCCGTCCCTTTTGTATCCCAGTATAAGATAGTACCTTTGAAGTATTTAGATACGATAGCTGTTGATGTGTATGTAAGTAATACCTCTCTTAGTTCAGTAGAGTACATTTGTTCTGTATCACAGCTAAAGGTTGGGTCTACTGTTTCATCAAAGATTTGTTCAAGGGTTAAGTAATGAGATACCTACTTGCAGTATATGTGCTTTTTCTGGGACTACTCACGTTAAGCACCAATGTACTTGCAAATAACTCGCTATCTCTGCAACTACCAAGCAGTAATAACAGCTACCAGTCAGACAAGTTTAAGACAGGTGACCTTGATTGTTCTAATGCTATAGGTGGTACAGTTAACCTAGAATTTGGATTGACAGGGATTGTCAATAATGCGACTAGCATATTCAACTCAGCTTCTGCTGGGACTCCTAGGTCAAAGGATCTTGGCTTCTTTGCTAGAATAGTAATGCCACTGAATGCACCTAAAGAGCGGATCAACTGTAATACACTCTACCTACTAGAGTTGAGCAAGAAGAGACTTGAGATACTTAAATTGGAAACGGAGCTAAATGCCCTTAGGCGGCTACAGTTAGGGGGATAGAATGGCAGAGATAGAGTACGGTGGTGTTAAGTTAGGGGGCAGTAAGCTACTCTTAATAGTACCACTGATAGGAACAATAGTAGGCGGTCTATGGGGTGGCTTTGAAGCTTACCAAAGATACCTTAGTATGGAAGCGAGGATCAGTGAGTTTGTTACACCAGATCTCTCAGACTATGATAAGCGTATCGCTGTCATGGATGGGAAGTTTGCCGTAATAGACAAGACACTTACTCTACTAAAAGATGAAATCTCCTCGATTAAAGACACCTCAGAGGGGCAGTACGTTACGATAAAAGACCTTAAGAACTCCATTAGGGATGACATTAATAGGCAAGAAAAGATTATAGATAAGGTAGAGGATGACATCTCAGGTATTGAAGAAGATGTTAGGGCTACCATAGATACAGCTGAAGGTCGCTTTGAAAGTAAGCGTGACCAGCTACAGAAAGATTACG